CGGTGTGCCTGTTCAGTTAGATGTTGCGGGCCTTGGCCTCGGCAGCGTAGGCGCTGCTCTCGCGCTCAATGAGGTTTGCGGTGGCGTTGTCCTGGGCCATGCTCTGCTCCAGGACCTCCGCCACATAGGCGGGCACCTGCACGGTCTCGCCGCGCTTGATCTGGAAGCTGCGGCCATTGACGGCCACAAAAACGTCATCCTTGTACTTGTCGTTGTCCTTGAACAGACGGATGGGCACAAGGTCGTTCGGCTTGGGCGCGGCGGGGGCGGTCTCTTTTGCCGCCTCCAGGGTCTCCTTGGCTTTGGCCTGGGCCTCTGCCACAATGGCAGCAGCTTCCGCCTTGGCCTTGGCGATGATGTCCTCCGCCTCGGCGGCGGGGGTAGCCTGCGTGGTGGCCTGCTGCTCATTGGCAGCAGCTTCTTTCTTGGCAGCCATAGTGTAAATACCTCCTGTTGGTCAGAATGTGGGGCCGCCCGCCGTAAAGCAGGCGGCCCCGGTGATTAGCTGTTGAAGGTGGAGCAGGTCTCGATGCGGACCATGTACGCCTCCACCAGGCGCTCGGCCACCTTGGTGGCTTTCCAGCCTGCGGTGGCGCGCTGGTCCAGGGGGTCGGCAGTACCGGCAGAGCCGAGCTGCTTCACGATGTGCTGGAGACCGCCGCCGGTGATCTCGGTCACGCCGTAGGCGTCCGCACCCAGAATGAGGGTGGAGTACACGTCACGGGCGGATGCCTTGGGGGTGACGGTGCCGCTGGCGGTGGTGCCGGTCTCGTAGTCCTTGCCCGCGTGGGTAAAGACCTTGGCCTCGCTGGTCTCCACGAAGCGGACGCCCTCGATGCGTCCGATCTCGCCCTCGTAGATGCCGTCGGGGTCGGAGTAGGTCTTGACGTTCACCCACTTGGGGTCACTCATAAGGTCGTAGGAGCAATCCGGGTGGATGATGCCCGCGTAGTAGCCGTTGATCTTGGGCGCGTTCATCACCTTGAGGTAACGGACAGCGCGGCGCACGGCGTCCACGGTCAGGTAGTGGTTCTGGCTGTCGGTGGTGCTGCCGCCGCACAGGTTGGCGCGGCTGTCCACCTGGCCCTCGGCGTACTGCACGTTGGTGCCGCCGTTCAGCACCTCGCGGGTGATGGTGTCCAGGGTGCGGCCCGCCTGGCTGCCCAGCAGCTTGGTGGCCTGCACCAGGTTGTTGTCGATGGCGGAAAGCAGCAGCATATCGGACAGCTCGATGAAGCCGCCGTACTGCGCCACAGTCGCGGTGATGACGCCCATGTTGAGCTTCTGACCTTCGGGGGTCACACCTTCGGTCAGGGCCGTGGTGGCCTTGGGCAGGGGGTCATACTTGCGGAACTCGATGGTCTTACCGCCATTCTTGGGGATGGGGTGCTTCTGTCCGAACTGGTCATGGACCAGCAGCGGCTCCGCCATATCAATGAGATAGTCGGAGTAGAAGGTTTTCATCTCGCTGGAAAGGTCGTTCCCGGTGGTTGCGCTGGTCGTCTTGTTGATGACTGCATCAAACAGGTTCAGCACGACGGGCAGCAGAATGAATTTGCGGATGGTGTTCATGTTAAAATCTCCCTTCTGGGGAGAGGCTTAAAACTCGATGTGCTCTCCCCGTGCAGCTCTGCGGATGATCTCCGCGCGGTCCCTCTTGGACAGCTTGGAAACGTCATCCTTCACGATAAATGCACCCTGGGAGGTCGTGCCGTTTTCCTGGGGCCTTGCGCCCTTGGCGCGGATGCCATCCACCACCTGCTTCTCCGTGGCCTTGGCCTGCATAGCGGCCACGCCCGCCTTGATCTGGTCCATGTGGACCACTTCATAAGCGTGCTGGACGGGAACGCCCGCCCGGAGCATGGAGAGGAACTGGGGATTTTTGACCTCCGCGTTGAGGTCGAAGCTGGGGTACAGCCCCTTGACCTGTTCGGCCTCGCCGTACCACTGCTGGAGCTGCTGCTGCGCCCGCTGGTCGTTCTGCCGCTGGCGCTGCTGGCGCAAAAGCGCCTCGTTCTCCCGCTGGAGCTTCTGGAACTGCTTGTACTGCTCAACGGACATCCCCGCCTCCTCGGCGGCCTCGGACCAGTATGCGTCATCGTTTTCGATGGCCTGGGACAGCTTGCCCATGTCGCCGTCGCCGATCTGGTAGCGCTGCATCAGCATATCAATGACAGGCTGATACTGGCCCACCTGCTGCTCCAGGTTTCTGGTCTCCCGGAAGCGCCGGTCGATGATGCGCTGGGTCTCCTCGGTGTAGATGTCCTTGTACTCACCGTTCACAAGGTCCTGGAAAGCCCTGCGTTTGGCCTCCAGAGTATTGGACGTGGTGCTCGCGTCCGGTTTGTTGTCGCTCCCGGCGTCGGAGGACCGCTGCTGTCCCTCCGGGTCTCCGCCCTCGCCAGCCTCCGCCGGTTTGGACTGCTTCCCGAAGATGACATTCTGGTATTCGCCCGATTTTCCCCGCCGGGTGGATGCGGGGGATGCCTGGGTCTCGCCCTGTGTGCCGGGTGCTCCGTCGCCAGAGGCCGCCGCCCCTGCGCCTGCTCCGCCTGCGGAACCGCCGCCGTCGAACAGGTTCAGCCGGATGTCCAGCAAATGCTTGAAGTTCATAGGATTGCCTCCTTTTTCGTCGCGGGTGTATCGCCCCCGTGCATCGGTCCCTGACTTCACCAGGGCAGCGGCCCGGTCCCCACCGTGACCGCCGCCCCGCATGGTGTGAAGCAGGAGGACAGTATAAGCGTATCAAATGCTTTTCCGCTTTTCGCCCCGAACTCGGAAAAAATTTTTATTTTTCTTCCCGGCACTCCACCTGGACCTGCTCCGGGTGGGTCTGGGCCACCTGGGCAAGGCCGATGACGGCCATCTCAAAGGCCGCCGCCGTGCCGTCGTCCCCGTCGAAGTCGAGCTGCACATCGCCGCTCTCCATCCGCCAGGTGTAGACCTCCACATAGCGTTCCCGCATGGCGTTGGTCACATATCCGGCCAGGGCGTAAAGGATGCCGGACACCGCCGCGCACGCCTCCACGCTGCCGGTGGCGTGGCCCTGGGCAGAGAGGATGCAGCGCTGGCCGTCCCGTTCGGCATAAACCTGGGTCATAACACGTCGCCTCCCGTCATTCGTTGCCCATGCTGGGGGTGCTGCGCTTCGCCAGCCGCTCCCCGTAGCCGGTCATGGGATGCTGGGCCTCCATGATGCCGCTTGCAAGGCTGTCCTTCTCGCTGGAGGGTACGGGGCCTGCCGCCTGGCCTCGCTGGCCGCCGCCGGTAGGCTGCGCCGCTCCGATGCCCATGTCCTTGCCCGTGAGGGTCTGGATGATAAGGGCCATCTGGTCGAGCTGCTGGGACATCTGCTGGCAGATATTGAGAAGGGTCTGGCCGTTCTGCACCTGCTCCTTCACCTTGTCGATGCCTTCAAACTCCATCATTTCCAGAGCGCCCAGCGCCTCCTGCGCCCGCTCCGGGTTGAAGAAGCCCAGGCCGTACAGCTCCTTGGCCCGCTCGTTCTGCTCCATGCGGGAGAAGGGGTTTTTCTTCTGGGCCTTGATTTTCAGGTCGAAGATGGGCTTGCGGTAGAGGGGGAGGCCGTCGGAGGTCTGGCCCACTTCCTGCTCCTTGATGCCCGCGTTGTTCATGTCGATGAACTGGTAGCTGCCAGGCGTCTGGCCCGTGATGCGGAACGAGCGGGTCTCGTCGTAGAACTGCCGGATAAGCTCAATGCACATCGAATTGATTTTGACGTGGGTGCGGTAGCTGGCGGAGATCATGTCCCGGCTGGCCTTGTTGCCCGCCTCCTGGAGGGCGGCGATGGCAGCGGCGGCGGTGACGCCGGACCCGGCGCTGCCGCTGTTCACGTCGCGGTTGGCCGCCGTGTCCTTCATCTCCTCGATTTTCATTTGCGCCACGGTCACATAGATGTCGTCCAGCGGGTTGGTGACAATCTCCTTGATGCGCCTGTCGTCAAGCTCACCCTGGACGTGGACCAGGGGCTTGCTCCAGTCCAGGAACTCCTCCTCGTTGATGCCCGTGCTGTCGCTGACAAAGAAACGCTTCTTGGTGGTCATCATGCTGTTTTCCAGGATGTTGGAGGACAGCTTGTCGATGTAGAGCTGCGGGTCCTTGCAGATGGCGACGTAGCCGAAGCCCACCGGCGTGCCTTTTTCCGGGAACATCACATCCAGCACGACGGGGTAGAGGCCGTGGTCGTACCAGCCCGTGTCCCGGTAGTTGGGGTCGTTCTCGCTGGCGAACAGCAGGGTCTCGCCCACGAACTTGGCGTAGTGCAGCAGCGTCTTGCCGCTGGCAGAGGTCGTCTTGTAGTACCAGTCCACCACCACGCTCTTGTTGCTGGTGTCGATGGTGTCATCGTAGATATACTGCTTCACGTCCACGGCCCCGCCGCTCAAATGGCCCTTGTGCTCCGGGTACTGCTGCTCCAGCAGGTCCTCGTCCACCAGGTCCACGATGAACAGGTTGCGGGACTTCTGGATGTCGGTCACGCCCGGCTCCCAAAACAGCTTGAGCAGGTCGATTTCCCGGATGTCCACGTCGCCCAGGCCGTTCTCCTTGGCGCTGTTCCAGAACACACCGTAGGCCGCCGTGCCGTGTTTCAGCTTCTCCCACCAGTTGTCAGAGTAGGTCTGCTCGTAGTCGTTGTACTCCAGGATGACCGGCAGTACGGAGGACAGCACCTTGGCGCTCTCCTCGTCGCTGCGCTCGCGGGGGAGGACCACCGGCTCCGGGTAGTTGTCCATAGCGTCCGCGTGCTTATTGAGAATAGCGTTGAACAGCCAGGCAGAGGACGGCTCCGGCCCTCTGTACTCCGGGTTGTCCGTGCGCTGCTTGCCCTTGCGGATGGCCTCCCAATGGCGCAGCTCCCACCATAGCTCATCCTGGACCACGCGCTCCTCCAGGCTGGCCTTGCCCTGCTTGTAGCGGGTCAGGATGCTGATTGCCTCCGCGATCTCCGCTCTGCCGATGCGCCGCTGTCCGGCGGGGGCCGTCAGCAGCATGGCCTCCATCTCCGGGTCCACGCTCTCGTCTTTCTGTACGCCGGGGACGCCCCAGCCCATTGGGGGCTTGCCCAGGGTCGCGTCCTGCTCGTTCTTCCGTCCGAAAAGTGCCATAAATCAATACCTCCTGTAAAAATCGTAACGGTCATACTGCTGGTCCTGTCCCAGGTCCAGCGGGTCATATACCACCAGGGCGGGGGGCTTGTTCCGCCTGGGTGCTATTGGGTTTTTCATGCAGACGTAGCGCAGCTCGTCGTAGATGTGGTCCTCGCCTTCGGTGTTGATGTCCTCCACGTTCTTCTCGTCATAGACCAGGTTGGGGACCGTGCGGATGAAGTGCTTGCAGGTGTTGAACACATACAGCATGGGGATGCCCTCCTCGTCAAAGGCGAGGCGGTGATGCACCTGCATCTTGCCGTCGATGCGGGCGTGGTCGCCGCGCTCGAAGTACACCCGCTGCCGCTCCATCAGAGCGCCGATGCTCTCCGTGCCGTCGCTGCCCCAGATGGCCGGGTCTCCCACGCGGTTGATGCGCCGGTCCTTGAGGTTGGGGTCCTCGGCCTCGATGCGCCGTATCTCCCGCGCCACCTCGGACGGTTCCATCTTCACGCCGGTGTTGGGGGTGCCGGTGCAGCCGTAATACTCCCGGATGCGGTAGAGCCGCCGGTCCCGGTCCACGGCGTACCAGCCCACGGAGAAGGGCCTGGAGTAGCCCCAGTCCAGGCCGCACCAGATGGCCCAGTCCTGCGGGACCTTGAAGGGTGAGATGACGTGGGTGTTGATGCGGTCCGTGTAGTGGTCGCTGTCGTTGCGCCACTCCGTGAATACCTGGCCTGCGAAGGTGTCCCAGTCGCCGTACAGCAGCGCCTTGCGCTCCTGCTCCGGCATGGAGGCCAGGCTGGTGAGGTAGTCCGGGTTGTTGGCAAGCAGTATCTTGTTGTCGAACACGGAGGACGGCACGAAGATGCGGGACTTCCAGCGCGTCTCCTCGTGGCCGTCAGGGAAGCGGACCTTGAACTGCTCCCAGATCGTTTGCATGGGCTGGGCCGCCGTGATGAAGCGCTCCTTCACCCAGCCGTGGCCCACGCCGCCGGGGTTGGCCTGTGCCCGGATGTAGCAGCGGGTCCCCGGCCCGTTGGGGCGGTTTCGGGAGAACAGGTAGCTGTACTCCTCCCAGAGAAATTGCGTCAGCTCGTCAAAGTCGATGAAGTCATAGCGCTTGCCCTGGTAGTTGGTCCGGTCCTTGGTGTACTGCATAGAGCCGAAGAAAATCTTGGCCCCGGAGGGGAAGGTCCAGACGTGCTTGCTCTCGTTAAACCTGGCCTTTTTGTAGGCCCGTCTGTAAATCTCCGTGCTGCGGTCCATCAGCTCCGTGAGCTGCGGGAAGGTCTTGCGGAGGATAAGCCCACGGTAATGCGGTATCTCCACCTGGCGCAGGGCCTCGGCCAGGGCGCAGTCCGATTTACCGCCGCCCGCTGCACCGCCGTACAGCGCCTCGTCCTCAAAGCGGGCCATAAGGGCCGCCTGGCGCGGCTGCGGGGTCCAGATGACTTTACCCATCGTTTGCGCCTCCCTCCGTCGGTGGGCCTGGGTTGTCCATCACGGGGGAGAGGAGCACCACGCCGCTGCCCTCGTCCTCGTCGCCGTCCTGGGCCTCCGGCTTGTACTTCCACGTCTCCGGCTTCCGGTTGGTCAGCCAGAACATTTGCGCCGCTGTATTGGCAGCTACATGGACTTCATCGCGGGCCTCCACAAGGGTCTCGACCTCGCGGATGCGCTTGCCCGTTTCCGGGTCATATTCTACGGTCTTGAGCTTGTAGTGCTTCACAATCTGGGCATTGTAGCCCAGGCAGCTCTTGAACAGGGCGTTTTCCACCTGCTCGTCCGGCACTTCACACGCCTGCGCGAAAGCAGCCGAAAGTGCCGCGTAGCGCTCGTCCCCCTCCTGGCCCTCGTCCAGGTATTTGCGGAAGGTAGAGTAGGCGATATGGAGGTTGGCAGCAATCTCCTTTGCCGTGGCCCCGTCTTTGGCCCATTTGATGATCTTGTCCAGGTTGGGGAGGACATGGGTCTCGTATTTACTTTGTGCCATTCGCTCCCGCCTGCCTTTCTGAAAAATTGGCTTCTCTTTCATCGTAGCAAAGGCAGCTTCTTTTTTCGCCCCGAAGGGAGGATGTTTTTTCATTCTGGTGTTCACGCGTGTGGGACCCTCTCACCCTCACCATCCCCCCATACCCCCCTTCCTCTCCCTCTCTCCCTGGAGCGGGGGAGACCATTTTCGTGGCCTCACGAAAAAGATAAGAGACCCCAGGCCATAGGCCCAGGGTCTCTCTGGTATGCTTATGCTTTGCTTTTGCTGTGCTTTTCTATCGTGTAGGTGGCCCCGTAGCGCCGCCGCCCACAATGGGAGCAGGTCACTTTGTGATCTACGCCGCCGCCCACGCGTTTGAGGTCGTAGCCCTCCTGGAGCATCGCGGCGCACCTGCCGCAAAGGTCCTTCGGTTCGGTCATCAGTCGCTCACCCCCTTGAAGCTCTCCCGGACGTGACCTCCGTTTCCCTCGCGCAGAGGGCACCAGCGCGGTGAGGTTTTGATGACAGGCGTTTTGCCGCCCGGCTTTGTGAAGCCGATAAAGGCTTCAAGCCTGGGGCTTTTGGGGCAAACGCGTCTGAAGCTCGCCACAGCTTCCGGGTGCCTGCACATACACGATGATCTGGGTCCGCCCAGGTGGCGGTTATTCCCGGTTATTCTCCGGGGTACAGGCCATCCCATGTAGGAGCAGCCCGCGCATTTCGGTGTTTCTTTCATGCCGTTTCCTCCCGTTCCATCGTCATGCGGGCCAGCAGGCTCTCATACATCCGCTTGTAGGTGTCCCGCTCCGTCTGGGCGATTACCAGGGCCATGGAGGCCGTGCCGTCCTCGGTGTCCCCGCGTACCGGCTCCGGCTCCGCCTCGTCCTCCTGGGGGCTTGCAAGGCCGTACTGGGCCAGCCCCAGGCCGGAGAGGAGGCCGAGGTCCACCTGCTCCATCTCCCGCCGGGTGCAGCGGCCAACGAAGCGCCCCACGCGGCTCTTGTCCACGGTGTACACGTTCTCGCACAGGGCCGTGCTGATTTGTTCGGTGGAGCGGATGGTGATGTGCTCCGGCAGCTCCTTCTTGGGGGAGGCGGAGCAGTAGACCACCTGGACCACGGGGCTGTTGTCGTTCAGAGCGTCGCAGCTCACGATGATGGCGGGCCGGTCCTTCATCAGCTCGTGGCCGATGGCGTTCGGTATATCTACCCAGTAAATCTCCCCGCGCCGCATAGCGTTGGCAGGGAATGTGCCTTTCTTTGCCATAATCAAACCTCCGTGATAGTCAGATTGAAGCGTTCCCGCAGGAGCTTCTTTTTCATCTCGTACTGGGCCGTCTTGGTGGCCCGGCTCTTGACATCCTCCACCACCGGCAGCCAGAACACGGTGCCGTACTTGTCCGGCGCGGTGGGGCGCTCGTAGGCGAAGTCGGCCACATAGTGGATGGCCCGGACCCGCTCGCCGGTCTCCGTGATGTAGCTTTCCTGGAGGGTGTACTGCTGCTGGAGGCGCAGGTTGCGTATCTGCCCGGCCTTGAGCATCAGCATCAACTCGTCGTAGCGGCGGGCCTCCTTCTTGCTGTCGAAGCGGAGGTTGCCCCG